CGTCATCAATTACAAAGGCTGTGATTGGTATGATTTCAACACCTGGAACGACAGGTATACCCCGGCGATTCGGACTAAGAATGTCCGAGTGGCCGATGAGTTGATTGAGATCGGTACCGCGCATGTTAAATATGTATCTGATCCATTTTTAAAGAAGGAGCTTACCCATAGCTTCTTCCTCTTGGACGAAACCAAGAAGGATCCGCGCAATATCACGCCACCCGACAAAGCTGAGGTAAAAGTTATGTCCGGGCCATTCTACTACTCTGTTGCTAAGAGCATCTGTTCTGATTGGGACGGTGTTAAGACTTACAACATCGGAGGAAATAGAATAACCCTTTTCTGCAACAGCGGGCTAGACAAGGATCAGCCTGATGAGTCGCAGGGACAACGCTTTGCTCGCTTTGCTACGACCGCCATTGGCCATATGACTGGCAAGAGGGCGGCGATAGCAGTGTCTGGGGATGACAATTGGTTACTCTTATCCTGTAACAACAGTGGTGAACGGCTTATGATCGTTTTGACTACCGACGGGAAACGTTGGGATGCACACATCCGTAAACCAATCTTAGCCATCGAGAAAGGTGTCTATGATAAGTATGCGGAGGAATCGCGCTTTCCCGGCACTCTCTACACCGTAAACGGCACGGAATATACGATCTGCGATTATGCGGATGTTTCGAGGCTGTACGATGAGGGAGTTGCTGGGAGATTCGAGAGCAACGCTTACCAGAAGTGTGGAGTGGTCGTAGACGGGGTGATGCCCGATATGCGACATTCCGGAGACCAGTATACCACGGTTGGTAATAACATTATCAACGCGGGGGCATGCGTGGAGCTCAGCATCAAGGTTCTCGGAGTTCTATCATCCACACTATTACGTGGAGCGGAATTGGAGGCATGTGTCAGTAAAATTTCCAGCAAGTTCTGGACTGACAAAGGGATCCAACCAGAGGTCAATGTTAGCACTGATCCTCTGATGGGAGATTTCTGCAGTACGAGGTTGATGCCTGTTCAAGGCTCCCTCTATTGCGTGCCACGTTTTGGAAAATGGCTTGCGCGCTTCGGCGTGTCTGTCTCTACCCCACGAACAGTGGAGGAAATGAGAGGAATTGTTAAGCAGTTCGCCGTGTTTTCCGAAGTTCCGTTTATCGGCCCAGTGATAGTGAGGGTACGTGCCCTGCTTGGTGAAGGCAAAGTTGTAGAATCGGACAACAAGTACAGCCAACACTATGCGACTTCGACTCCAGTACCACCACCCTGCCACGATACATGGCAGTGGATTGAGAAAGTGTACGGAATCGGAGAAGCAGAGCACGGTTCATTCTGTGCATCCTTGGAACAGGTGCATAGTCTGCCGTGGATGCTGTCCAGCGACGGCATCACGAGCCTTTTCACAACGGACGTCATGAGCTTAGGCTCCGTCCTCGTTCCCCTCTCCCTATCAACAAATATACTATCAGTGATAACATCGATGTCAAAGAAGATGCAAAAGTCGCAGAGAAGTAAGGGCGCAGCGCAGCGCCAGCCTACAAAAGGCAAGAAAGGGAGATCCAAAAACAACACCAAGTCAAGACAAGATGGCTATGGCTGGAACGTGATTCACAAGGAGGAAACAGTCACACCTGTTTATGGTACCACATCATTTGCTACTACCAAGTATGCTGTCAATCCGGGATTGGCAACAACTTTTCCCCTCGGTTCTGCTGAGGCGGCGAAGATGACTGAGTGGCAGTGTGACTCTGTTGAGTTTCAATTCAGACCCTCTGTTGGACCATTTGCCGACAACGGCAAGCAGGGGTATGTGATTCTCAGCATGGATTACTCCGCAATCAGAGATGGGCCTACATCGCTGCAGTCGAGCAAAGCGCTCCACAGTGTGATGGCTCTGCCAACCAAGAACCTCCGTCTTTCCTTGTACAAGGATTTGGTCAACAAGGCTGATCCTAAGTACATTCGTACAGGGAATGCACCGCCTGGAACAGATATCAGGCTGTATGATGGAGGAAATCTCTGGGTTTCAACCACAGGATGTGTTAACACCGACATGATCGGTGAGATCATCGCCAAGTACACGTTCCGTGTACGTCTTCCAAACTTGGACACAAGCAGCAGCACTGCCTCGAACATGGCAATGTTTAACCTTGGGACTCTTGAAGAGTTCACCACCACCGTTGCAGAGACGATTCCTTTTGACGAGGATATTGTCAATCAACTGGGGGTAGTGAATTCGAGTGGCAGTTTTGTACTGCCTGAGGGTTCGTATTGGGTGTACGTTGAGTTCGACGTCGCTGATGACGCATCAGTAGTTTTGCAAGCAGAAGCCGAGATCCAGGCTGATGCAGCATCCCTCATGCCACCTTGCTCCTCTAAAGTCGTTAGTGCGGCTACGGGAGGAGAAGAGCATTTGGGCGTGAATCTGAGTGCGTATGTCGAAAGCGACGGCACAACAGCTGTGAGGGTACGACTCACGGCTACTGCAGCATCAGGGAACATTTTTATTCCGGCCGACCAAGCCAGAATTACGTTCCTGATTGTGTAAGTGAG